ATAGATTCAATTACAGCACAAGTAAAGTCATCGCCACTTGGAGATGTATAAAATGTTGTTAAGTCTGTAGTTGTAAGTATGCTATGTGCTACTTCTATTCGTTGTATATATTGTCTTTGTGAGGATAGATCCATTATCTTCTACCTCTGTTACGTACATCTAATCTAATCTTTCCTACTTGAAAATCTTGTGTGGTACTGCCTGTGACTGTCATTGAGACTTGTCTTGCAGTAAACCTAGCATCTGTGTAGCCATCAGTTTCAAAAGTAAATGATCCAAAGTCGGTTTCTGCACCGAGTGGAGTAAATTTACCTTTGAAACTAAGAGTGACACCTGGAAGTGTATTAGCCTCTTCGTCTGGAAGTATTTGGTTGCATTGCACATAATTATCACCATTGCCTATTTCGATAGGCCCAGAGGTCGCATATGGAACAGCAGTACCTAAATTTGGTGAGTTACCTAATAGTGTTGATTCGTGTTGATAGATAAAACCAGCGTTATCTGCTGAAGTTGGAAAATCAAACACACCTTGGTCAACCCAACATCCTCTGTCTAGCTCACCAATAGACCAAACATTTTCGCCATAGTTCCAAATGACATATTTGTTTGGTGCGTATTGTGAATCACCACTTGGGAATCCCCACCATATCTCATTAAAATTAGAGTTGTGTCCACCCCAAGATGCTTTTCTGCCTGGCACATTAAGTTGATCGTAAACATAATCATGCACTTCGCATGGTATTTCTCTTGCAGTTCCGTCATACACAAAGAAAGAGTTTTCACCCATCCATCCAAGAAAGTTGCCAGTAGAAACAATGGATCTTCTGCTGACTGCTTTACAGTTAGTTCCAGCATCAGAAATACCATATACAAATGGTGAGCCTGCATAAAACATTCTGCTGATACCTGTATCACTAAAAATAATAATGTCATTACCAAATGATGCTGCCATAATAGCTCTACCACCTGTAGGGATTTGTAAATCACCTGCGGTGTTAGTAGCTTTAGATGTCCAGTTGGTATTATCTTCTCTATCTGACCATGAAATTTTTCTTGGATCTCCACCTGAACCTATTGCAACCAAATGTCTTTCGTTAGTAACAATAATTGCTTGACACCCTGTGGGTGCGTTAGATACGACTGTTCCTATGGTATCGGCTGTACCGCCTGAGTTTGGTCGCCATTTATAAATTTTGCCATCACCAGAGAAACAAAAGATTAAATGCTCTCCCCAGTTGTCAAAAGAAAAATGACCTGTATCTAAAGGTAAACCTGATTGTGAACGAGCATCACCATAATCTTCTACATTGTAATTGTATGCACCATAACCAAGAGGATCTTGACTTGCATCATTGACAAAACCAGACGGAGTAATATCAGTCCAAGTGTTGTCATATAAAACATAAACCTTTTCTCTTGTACCAACTGCTAATACTGGTTGGCCCAAATTATCGTTATAGGCGTACATCCCAATAGGTGCACCTGTTAATGCTGTGGTTCTGAGTTTTGTCCAGCCACCTATAGGTTTAAGGTAGCCATTTTCAAAACGAACTAAATTCCCGTCAACCCAACGACCTTTGTTGCCATAATCAGTTCCGTTCTTGACTATGCCTGCGGGTGGAGTAATTGGGAATAATGCCATTCACTTAGCTGTTGTCTGTGATGTAACTATTGCCAGTAGCAATCGCATCTGTGTAGCTAGACTTATCTGATGAGTCTCCTACTACGTCTGGGTCTGTGTAAGCCAAGATAATTTCAAGATGGTCTACATTTCTTTGTACCAAATCGTTGATTTCTTCTTGGGTCATACCATTTACATCGTGTGTACCACCATTGATGTCGTTAATAAGCGTTACGCTATCGGTTGCTGCTGTTAATACTTCTGTTACTGTTTTCATTTTATTCTCCTAGTTGTGATTTAAGTGTTTCAACTTCTGCTGAAAGTTCTTGTATAGCTTTTACAAGCATTGGTAGCAATGCTGTTGGTGCAGCAGTGTAAATTCCATCGTCAGTTTCTTTATATATTTGGTGTCCTAAATCGCCTAAGTCTGAATAGTTTGCTACAGTGGCTTCTAATTCTTGTGCAATAAAACCATGCATATCTATACCATCACCAGTATCTTGAACCCTGTCCTCTGAATCAGCTTCATGTATATTGGGAAACAGGGTTGAATCTACATCCTTTTTCTTTTTCCAATTGAATTTGACTGGTCTTAAATCATTTATAAAATCTAAACCCACTGGCTCATCTACAATGTTGGTTTTAAGTCTTTCGTCTGAAGTAGAACCCCAAGTTGTTGAACCCATAGAAACATAAGTTCTACTAGAACTTGAACCAAAAGTTGCATAACCTTGACCAACCCCTAAAACATTTCTGCCAATAACAACCTCACTATTAGTGCTTGTATTTGCAGGACTAGAATATGCACCCACAATAGTATGATAATTTCCTGTGGTTATATATCTTGCACCAACTCCTATTTCAACATTTTCTGAGCCTGTGGTTATATTTTTACCTGCATCTGTTCCTACAGCAGTATTACCTGCACCCGAAGTGTTTGCTGTCAAACAATCTGCTCCAACACCTGTATTATTATTTCCAGTAGAGCTAACCAATACACCATGACCAATAGCTGTATTTGATGAAACATTACCATTTCCTAAAGCGTTATAACCCATGACTGTATTATTTGAGCCAGTGGTTAATGAGTAAGCTGCTTGATAGCCTAAAATACTATTACCAGTACCAGTAGTGTTTTCAAATAAAGCATAAGAACCAATTGCTGTGTTGCCACTTGCTGTGGTGTTTGATTCTAGTGCTTGAAATCCTACTGCAGTATTAAAAGAACCTGTTGTATTGTTTTCTAGTGCATATCTTCCAAGTCCTGTGTTTTGAGAGCCTGTGGTATTTGTTGTTAAAGCAGCAGATCCGACTGCTACATTATCTGCTGCTGTGGTGTTTCTTGTTAAAGACAGATAACCAATTGCTGTGTTGTTATTTGCGGTAGTGTTAGCATCAAGTGCACCATCACCAATTCCTATATTTCCATATCCTGTGGTGTTTGCATACATTGCATTATTGCCTATTCCTACATTAGAATAGCCACTTGTGTTCAATATCATCGCATAACGACCAATTGCTACATTTTGTGCACCTGTTGTAGAAGCATCTAGAGCTGCATACCCTATCGCCACATTGTAATTACCAGTGGTACAACTTCTACCAGCAGAAGAACCAAGAGCAACATTTTGTGTTCCTGTAGTGTTTGCAGTTAAAGCAGAAGCTCCAACTGCTGTATTGTGGTTTGCTGTGGTGTTTGCTTCTAAAGAAGAAACTCCTACTGCTGTGTTAGACGAACCTGTTGTATTTGCTAGAAGTGCATAAGTACCTAAAGCTGCATTTAATCCTCCTGTAGTATTTGATTCTAAAGTTCTAGAACCAAATGCAGCATTATTAATAGCTGTGGTGTTTGCAGTTAAAGCATTGTACCCAACTGCTGTATTGTTATTTGCTGTGGTGTTTGCATCTAAGGCTGCAAAACCAACAGCAGTATTGTTATCACCACTTGTCAAAGCTGCAAAGACATCTACACCTACACCAACATTATTATCTGCTGCATCAATTGTGCCTGTGGTTGTATCTCCAATCATTATGGAAGATGTACCAAAAGTTTTACTTGCTATACCATTAACTGTAGTAGCTGAAAGAGTGGTAAAAGTACCTGCTGCTGCTGTAGTACCACCAATGACAGAACTATCAATAACTGCTCCGTCTAAGTTCATAGCTACCGAAGTACCAGTAGAGCTAAATAATCCGTCAACAGTATCAAGGTCAGCGTTTAGCTTTGTTCCCCAAGTATCTGTAGATGCTCCGACCTCTGGTTTGGTAAGGTTTAAATTAGTAGTAAATGTATCTGCCATAAAAAAATTCCTTTAAGCTGCGTCTTGTTTGCCTAATGTTGTCCAGTCTGAAGATGAAACAGTTTGTTCTGTCCATGTACCGCTAGGTGCAGTTTGATCTGTCCATGTCTCTGCTGGAACTATAATGTCATTCCATTTTAAACCACCAACAGCAGAAAAACCACTTGTTTGTTGAATCGTTGCTGAGACAAAGAACTTAATGCCACCCAATGCAGTCATACCGCTTGTTTGTGCTATAACTGAATCAGCACCAATAATAAAGCGTCCTGTGGATGTAAAGTCTGAAGTTTGTGCTGATGTAGCCTCACCCAATGCAATGCGTACACCACTTGCTGTAAAAGCAGATGTTTGTTCTATTGTTGCTACACCATCTAAAACAATGGTTGCAGTACCAGTAAATCCTGAAGTTTGTGCAATGGTAGCCGAGCCAAGATTAACTATGTGGCCTGTAGATGTGAAGTTTGATGTTTGTGCAATCGTGGCTTCTCCACGATCTATTTGTCTTGCAGTTGCAACGAACCCAGATGTTTGAGCTATAACCGCAGATCCTAATTTAACTACCTCGGCTGTTGCATTAACACCAGAGGTTTGTGCAATGGTAGCCTCTCCTGGTTTAACTAAAAGAGCTGATGATGTAAATGCAGATGTTTGTGCGGATGTTGCAGATGCAACAATTGTAAGACCCGCAACTGCGGTAAAGTCTGATGTTTGAGCTAATGTAGCAGATGCCTCTTGATACTGCGGAGTGCCATAGGCGGCAATTCCGTAGTTATAAGCACCATAGCCTACTGAGGCCATGTTATTAAGCTAATGTAATGTCTAAATCGCCAGCGTCAAATCTGAATACATCACCGCTTGAAACTGTCTTAGATGCAGTTAATGCCGCCCAAGCCATTAAGTTTCCACTTGTTGATGCGTCAAAAACTCCAACATGAGTTACAGTCCCCCATGAGCCAGTTGCAGTTGCAAATTCTACTGCTGCTCCATTGGTCGCTGTTGTTGGAGATGTTCCACTAACTGTCATAGCTGCCATGCTTTTTCTTGCATAAGAACCGCCAGAACACTCTGTTCCGCCACCAGTATCAGATGGTGCTGCTGTAAATAAAGCAACATACAATGTTCCTGGTGCTGTATAAGAAGTACCACCAAATACATGGTCAAGTACCTTGTCCTCTAAATAATCACTAAATCCAGCCATTTTTTATACTCCTAATTATTACCAAAATAATAAATATCTTTTCTGCGTTTGCCATATGTTCTTCTTCTTTGCATTAAAGAACCTTTTGCAAACTCAGCTTTTTCTTGCTCTAGTCTCATTTCTTCTAAAGCTTTCTCGAACTGTGCTGTAAATAGTGGCACTCGTTCATCTTCCATTAAATAGATAGAAGCGTGTTTTAATGATCCGTAAAGGTAAGCATCTGGATATCCTGTGGATAAAAAGTTACTCGTATTAGAATCGCTTAAGGCATCTATCTTTCCGTAGTAGGTTAATTGTACTGTATAACTTCCGTCTGGGGTAGGTGCAAATTCAATTGAATCATCTACCAATGCAAAGTAAATAGGTTGACCTGTTACATTGTCATTAGATTTTCTGTATACATCCAATGATTCTATGGATTGTTGAAACAAAGGTGAGAAGTCACCGCTATCAATTTGTATGTTTATAGCCTCTAACCAATCAGTTGGTACTGATATGTATTGAGAATCTAGTGTTGCAGTAGCTCTTTTAATCATGCCCTTAACCCTTAATCTGCGGTTAAATTCTGATTCTGTGCTATCTATAAATGTGTCAATTACATCTGTTAAATCAGAACGATTTAAAAAGTTTGCAATGTTAGATTTTAATTCTGCGTATGTCATAGTTTACCTTGCCATGTTCTAAAGACTTTATTGTCTGATTTGTTTAGCCATTTTCTCCATTCGCTCATATCATTAGCCCATCCTTCTCGGCAAGCTCTTTGATATACAACCAATGGTACTTCTGCCACATGGCGAAGATCTTTACCTGGCTTAACGTATTCTGCAATGTTTTTACAATGTTCAATAACTGGGTTTAGATCTTGTGTTGTGTGATAAATGTCTTTATCGCCCTCAGTAATAAACTCATTGGTAAAACCAGTCTTGTGATCTATAACAGTTCTTTTAGCCATGCAAGAATTTTACCACAAAAAAAAGGGATGCCGAAACATCCCTTTAAGGTTATTAACCTAGAACTTAGCTGGTGCTAAGGTCAGCAACGATACCATGAGCAGCTTCGTTGGATACTTCTAATCCATACTCAACTACGATCATTTTGGTGACTGCATCACCGATTGTTGCGATATCAACTGTTTTGAAATCACGCAAGTAAGCAACTTTTGCGAACTCAGGATCAACTAACAGTAAAGATCTTTCTCTTGATCTATTTGATGGAACGATTTTGAGTTCACCAAAGTCAGAAGAGTAGATAGATACTGATGCTTCAACTGTGTTTGCATCAATCATTTGTCTTGCTTGAGATCTACCTGTGAAACCAGAGATAACTTGTTTGTTATGTGGGCCACAGATTGCCAATGAAGGCTCTCCACCATTAGAGAAACATAGCTCAAGAGTATCTTTTAACAAAGTTTCTGTTAAAGCTCTTTGAGTTCCGTCAGTTGGAGCAGCACCGCCACCAGTTGATGCACCGCCAGTTCCTCTTGAATCGTTAGATGTAATCCAAGACTCGAAACCACCAGTTACACGAGCAGTTGTAGCATTACCAGTTGTTTTAGCACCTTTTTGACAAAGTGCTTCTTCCATATCTCTCTTAAGAGCTTTAGACATGATAGCTAGTTGGTGAGCCATTTCTGATCTCTTACCAGCAGGGTCCGAAGACTCTTGTGAGCCTGATACAGTTGCATCTCTTTTTGAAATCATAGCAACATTGCTTAGACGAGTTGTTGCAACTGAAGCTGATCTTGAAAGTTCAAAACCTTCTAGTTCACCTGTAGCAACTGGAGTTGCTAATACTTCTGTTTGCCAATCGAAGACAACATTGTTAATACTTCTTTTTCCAATTGATGACATAAACGGAGTT